GTAGGAACGGGACATGGTTGCACGTGGTTTGTAGACCACGAGCAACCGCGCCTGGTGACCATCCCCGCGGGTCCTTAACGTGCCATCCCAAACGAGCGATAACCCATCCGATGCACGGCCCGTAGATGGTACCGTGGTCGGACGGCCAAGGGCGGTTTCTGCAGAAAATGGAGTGACGAGGCGGTTTAAGCGCGGCGGTAATCTCAAACCCCAGGTCTCGTGCAGCGGTCTGCACCTCCAGCACCACTTCCTCCTGAAACACACCGAACAAGCTCGCATCGTCCCCGTTGCACATGGCTACATAACGCACAGTTTCACCGTCAATCGGTTCACCCATGGTATGCACAACAGTGGCTGCGTTGTCGACAAATGACAACAAGGACACGTCCCCCGTGCCCGATGCTAACTTATCCTTAACTGTCGCGGCCAAGCCGTCCCTGGGAAAGACGACTTTAACATCACGCATGTGACGAATGGCTGCTAAGTATTTCCTCGATTTACTCCAGTGATCATTCAAGGCATAATATGAAGTAAAGCTGTGGATCGTTCTGTGACCCTCGAACTTCTCTTGATCCGTGTCCAACACCATCATTGCGGGGCCGAAGTGGTCGTAGGCTCTGTCAAAGTATGCCCCCAACTCCTCTGCCGTGTGGCCGGACGCCCAAAAGATAGGGCTCTCGGGTCCGAATTGTACTCGGTAACTGGCGGCAACCAACTTGAAGATCGGGCAAGCACACACCGCGGCACGTGGCGACATGCTGAAAATAGCACGCGGCGTTGTACCTTGGATATGAGACGGGACCCCTTTCTCCAACTTGATAAATCCACCCATCCGAAAATCACGCTTATTCAATTGGTTGTTAGCTTCCGAAAGGCTTGCCCACGCATCATAAAACGCTTTTCGTTGATTCTCGGGATAGTGCTCGATCCAAGTGTTGACATTAGACTCTGACAACACCTCTGGCTCCTTAAAGAGATAAGGATCGGCCAGTATGGACGAAGTGCTCCGTCGATTGGCGGTGATTGCCTCCCACGCA